ACAATGAGAGAGGTGATTATATTATGAAAAAAGCAGTTATAGGGTTTATAGTATTTTGGTTATCGTTCAATTTACTATACAACTATGCAAATGCTGGTGAAAATGACTATCCAGTAGCAGTTGCAGGTCATGTCATTACAAACCACGAATTAATAGATAAACAAAAACTTATGGAGGCCGAGATTAATAAAATCGGTGCTCAATTTGCATTAGAAATGATTAGTATAATGCAAAAACATATGCCATCTATCATAGACGGTCTTATGGCTGAAATGAGAAATGAGATTGCACAGAAACAAAAGTGTGAATATCTAAAAAACGACACAAGCCTAGAGTGCAAGTAAAAAACTATGACTAAAAAACCTAGACCAAAAAGAAACGAACTTCCAGAAATACCATTTACATTTGATTTCTATTTGGTGTATTGGGAGGATATTCAATCAGACGCTGGTTGGAAAACATTGAAAGAAAATCAACGCATGAAGCCTGCTATTTGTGTATCAACTGGTTGGTTGGTAAAAAACGATAACAAGGTGCATGTATTGATGAGTGACTACAATTATGATGACAATGGTGAATTGGCAGACGGTGGTAACACAACAGTTATACCGACTAAAAATGTAATCAGTAAATTCAAAATTGCAGATTTATAAACCGTGAATAGGAGACTACATTATGAGAAAATCAAAAGAACTAGACCATCATCTTAAACATATCATTGACGGTGTTCCAGCAAAACTAGAACAGTTTGGTAATGGCACATCTAATAAGATGACTTATTATACAGGTAATTGGCATACAGATGTTGTAAACAATTATACTGAAAAACAAGCCGAAAAGATATTTAAAAAGATGGCTAAAATACACGACAAATACCCACAGATGGCTTTCTTCCAAAAGCGTAATCAAGACATTAAGATAGGTACATGGTCTGAATATGGCGAAAGGCCAGAGGAGATTATTACCAGTTTTGAATACATGGTTATTAGGAAGAGAGGCTAATGTATGAAGTTATTTTGGCACAACACCAAGGTGGTGTTTTCTACAATCGCTTTCATGTTGATTGTAATGAGTATAGCCGGCATAACATATGCCCATAAAAACAACCTAAATGTAGAAGTTAAAGCAGATGAGGTAATAACTCTTACCTTACCTGACTTTGAACATACAAGTAATCAACAATTTTTAGACAATGTAAATCAATGTGTAGATTATATCTATCACACAACAACAGATGTTTTCCCAATAAACAGAGAATTACTATTAGCACAGGCGGCTTTGGAAAGTGGTTGGGGAACATCTAGGTTTGCTAGAGAGGGAAGAAATCTCTTTGGTATGAGAACATATGATTTACGAGAACCACATATGTTGCCGTCTAATAAACCAAAAAAATGGGGTGTAAAAGTATATGAACATGAATGTGATTCCGTGTTGCATTATATTAATACACTAAATAATGGTACTGCTTTTGGTAAATATCAAGAGTTGAGAGACAATGGCGAGAATGACCCATTTGTCTTATTAATGGCTCTTGACGCTTATGCTAGTGATAAAAATTACTTTCCTAAAATCAAGGGTATTATAAAGAAGATTAGAAAAGACTATAAAATCAATACAATCGAGGATTAATTGTGTTCACAATAATAATAACATTTTTAAGTGCGATATCTATATCTGTAATAGCCGCTGGTTATTCTATTATGGGTCTTGCTACTTTATTCGCAGGTGCAGTAATACCTATCATTGCTATGGGTAGTGCGTTAGAGGTCGGCAAACTTGTAGCCGCCTCCTGGTTATATAATAACTGGCGCAACGAACTAGTACCACAATCAATAAAAGCATACTTAACATTTGCTGTTATTGTTTTAGTTTTTATCACAAGTATGGGTATCTTTGGTTTCTTATCAAAGGCACACCTAGACCAAGTACAACCTACATCTAGTAATGAAATCAGAATTGAATTAATAGATAAACAAATTGTACAACAAGAATTAATTATCAAACGAGCAGAGGATACTCTTGATACATTAGATAAGGCATTAGACAAATACATTGATATGGAATATGTCACAAGAGGCCTTAAAGAAAGAGAAAAACAAAAACCAGAGCGTGACGCTTTGAACTTATCAATTACAACTGCTATAGATGAACTTGGTAAACTATCATTGGCCAAATCTGCCTTACAATTACAACAAGACAAGATAGAAGCTGAAGTAGGACCAATTAAATATATTGCAGAATTAATATATGGTGATGACGCCAAAGACCATTTTGACGAGGCAGTTAGGTGGGTTATAATTGCTTTGATATTCGTATTTGACCCTTTGGCTATCTTGTTATTGATAGCGGCCAATATATCATTACGGAGTAGAAAAGTTGAAACCGAAAGAAAAGAAGAAATTAAGCAAGAAGCAGAAACAAAGAATAAAAGACAAAAAAGCTGGCAAAGAGAGGCTGCTAACGCTAAAGCTAAAGCGAAAACCCTCCGAGCTCAGCAAAAACTTTATAAAGATTTTTTTTCAAAACTAGGTAAAAGAGACCTGAAAAACAGAGACTATGAACAGTTTTTTAGAACCATGGGTACAAAAGAATTAACTCAATTAGGTTTGGATCCAGATGAGATTAGAATTAAATTAGACCAAATTATGGACTGGAATGAACAAGGTATGCCAAAATAAAGGTTGCCAAAGACATTGAAATGAGGTATAATGTATATTATGATAAGTGAAAAACTAAAAACTAAGCGTATTGAAAATGCCGAAACGGCATGTAGAAATGCACAAACAGATTGGTCCAAGGATTACTGGTTCAATGTGTTTTCTATATTATGTAAAATGTACAACCGTGAAGATTACTTTAGAAGGACAATTAATTAATTATGAATATATTTTATCTTGACCATAGTCCTATTGTGGCAGCTCAAATGAGTTGTGACAAACATGTATGTAAAATGATTATTGAAAGTGCTCAGATGTTGTCAACTGCTCACCGTATGATTGATGGCAAACAGTACACAGGCAAAACTAAAACAGGTCGTAATATCAAAAGATGGTTACACCCTAATCCAAACCTAGAAAAAACATTATACTTAGCATGTCACACAGGACACCCTAGTACATTATGGGTTATGGAAAGTGCCTACAATTATCATTGGTTATACAAACATATGATGGCATTGAATACAGAATTTAAGATGAGATATGGTCATTTAGAAGACCACAAAACTATTCGTTTACTAGAGGGTGCATTAATGTATCCGCCTAGAAAAATCTCACTAAATAAGATTGCAACAGAGCCACCACCAGCAATGCCTGATTATTGCAAAATACCTGGTGACAGTATTGCGAGTTACCGTAAATACTATATTAATGAAAAACAGAGATTTGCCACTTGGAAATCTCCGTCAACCGTACCTGATTGGTACATAGAAGGAGTTAAAGCACATGCGTAATGAAATTATTGAAGCATTAAAGAAACATGCCGAAGGCCATATCGAAAAACATAAGTTGAATGTAGAAGTATTACTACAAAAAACTGCTGGTATTGCCGAACATCCTGATACATTAGAAACAATCGAAAAAGAATTAAAGATTATTGCTGATTATGATGATGAATTGGAAATGTTAAGAAAATATTTCACATACAAAGACCCATTAAAGAGCAAGTAGTATGCCAACATACACTTTTGAAAACACCAAAACTGGTGAGGTATATGATGATATGATGTCTATTGCAGAAAAGGAAGTATTTCTACAAAAGAATAAACATATCAAACAAGCTATTACATCTATAAATATTATAGGTGGTACAGGTGGTATGAAAAATGACCAAGGGTGGAAAGAAATGCAAAGTAGAATTGCAGAGGCACACCCAGCCTCACCATTTGCCGAAAGGCATGGTAGTAAATCTACCAAAGATATTAAGACGAAACAGGTGATTGAAAAACACCGTAAACGACAAGCACAACAAAGGAAAAAGTAATGGCAAAAGATATACCTGATTTTATGAGAGGATTTGACCTTGATGATGATTGGGGTATGACGCCGGTAGATAAAATACCAACAGACACCCCTGCCATTGACCCTAAAGCAATCGACAATCAGAATTTAGAGTTATCTAAAGTTAAATCAGATGTTGGTTCTATTAAGGCAATGATGAATGAGATTATGCAGATAGTGGCTGAAAAGGATACAATCACAAAAGAGATTAGTGATGAGTCCGTAAAAGAAAAATTTAAAGAAGTTGAGAAGTTGGTTTTACCATTCTTATATAACTTAATGAAGAGTGACGAACCATATATACATTGGCCTAACAGGTCACCAATTATTAAGGCACAAATAGAAAAGTTATTAAAGTTGACAAGGGATTAAATTATGGCAGTATGTGTGATAGGCTCTGGTACAGCCGGAGTTATTTCAGTATGTAGATTATTAAGTGACACACACGAAGAGGTGAGTGTTATATATGACCCTAGTATACCAATTTTAGGTATAGGTGAAAGTACAACTTCTTCAATACCACAAGCATTATATAAATCGGCTAAATTTAGTTTATGGAAAGATGGTGATTTTTTAGACGCTACTGTTAAGTATGGTGTAAAATACAAAGATTGGAGACCACATGATATATACAGTAGATTTCCCACACCTATTTACGGAATACATTTTAACAATTTCTATTTGGCTGAATGGACTTTTAGTAGGTTAAAACAGGTACATGGTGACCGTTTTACTATCATAAATGCCACAGTTAAAGATATTGTCGAACATGAAAGTCATGCCGAAGTAAGCACAGATGACGGAAACCATAAATATTCTATGGTTGTTGATTGTAGAGGATGGCCAGAAACATACGAGGATTATACAACGGCACACATACCAGTTAATTCTGCTATTGCCCATGTAAAACCTACACCAAATAATTTTGGATATACTGGTCACACAGCAACCAAAGATGGATGGATGTTTACAATACCATTAACTACAAGAACAGGTAATGGTTACTTGTTTAACGACAAGATAACATCAAAAGATGAAGCGTTAGTTAATATGGCAGAGTTATTAAAAATGCCTTTGTCTAAATTAGCTGAAGACCATAGGACTTTTGAATTTAAAAATTACTATGCTAAGAATTTTATGACAAGAAGAATTGTCAAGAATGGTAACAGAGCATTATTCTTTGAACCATTAGAGGCAATGTCTGGTTATTTTTATGATGATTTAATGACATATACTGTAAACTGGATTACTAACAATTCAAAATGGACATTAGAAGAGTGTAATCGTAATCTGATAAGAAAAGCACAGTACATTGAGATGTTTATAAATTACATCTATCATGGTGGTAGTAACCACGATACAGAATTTTGGCGTGAGACTAAAGAAAAGTCTTCACAATTTCTAAAAGATAATGAATGGTTTGATGATTTAAAAAATGTTATGCATAACCTCACATTATTCGATAGGTCAGACAATAAATGGTACCAAACTTTTACTACACAAAATTGGTACGATTTTGATAAACAATTTGGATATAATTACTGGTCTGACAGTAAAGAATCCAAGGAATGGTAAAAGGAGATATCAATGAATATTGATAAATTAAGAGAACAGTTAAAAATAGACGAAGGCGTAAAATACGAGGTCTATGATGACCACCTAGGTTACAAAACTTTTGGCATTGGCCATTTGGTAGTTGAAGGTGATGAAGAACATGGTAAACCAGTTGGTACACCAGTATCAGAGGACAGAGTTAATTCTGTTTTCGATAGTGATGTTGCAACATATGTATCAGAGGCTAAGAAAGTATTTCCAGACCTTGATAGTTTACCTGAAGAGGCACAACAGGTTATTGTTAATATGTGCTTCAATATGGGTGCCCCAAGATTAGGCCAATTTAAAAAATTTATTGGTGGTGTAAATTCAGGTGACTGGAATACAGCCGCAGTAGAGATGATGGATAGTCGTTGGGCAAAACAAGTTGGTGTAAGAGCCGACAGATTGAGAGACCGTATCAAAGCTTTAGCATGAGACCTCAAATATAAGGTTGACCGTGATAAAATTAATGATATGTATGCTAAAAAAGGCATATAAGGCTTGCCAAATGAGGCAAGACTGTATATAATATAGTTAAGATAAATCAAATAGGAGATATTATGTCTAAATTTAACTTTGTTGACTTGAATGAGGAACTTTTACCAAAGACTAAAGGTAAGAGAATTGACGGATTCAGGTTTTATGATGTAGAGGGTAAAAATTATCCTTCCGTTACCACCGTTCTTGGTGTCAAAAAGTCAGCTTCGTTAGCAGGTTGGCGTAAATCTATCGGCGAAGACGCCGCTAAATGGGAAATGGGTCGTGCTGCTCGTAGAGGTACAGCAACACACAATCTCATTGAGAACTATATCAAAGGAGAACCTGCCTCTGATACAGGAGTATTGCCATTAGGTCTGTTTAGACTTATGAAGCCGTATCTCGACCAAATTAATAACATTCATATGTTAGAAACAATCATGTATTCGAAAGAATTGACCGTTGCTGGTCAGGTTGATTGTATCGCCGAGTTTAATGGTGAACTTTCTGTCATTGACTTTAAGACCGCCAATAAACAAAGAAAAGAAGAATGGGTAGAGTCCTATTTCATGCAAACAACTGCTTATGCTCAGATGTACAAAGAACTTTATGGTACAGAGATTAAACAGATTGTTATTTTAATGGCGTGTGAAGATGGCGCAATGCAAGTCTTCAAGAAAAACACAGCAGATTATATTGAACCATTGAAAAAAGAAATAGACTACTTTTATAAATATTACGAAGAACAAAATCGTGATAAAGTAAAAGCAGAATAATTACATTCGTTGTTTTATCAGAAATAGGAGTAAGCCATGAAAAGGTTTTACATTTCGTTATTAGCAATACTCTTTTCTACTATGTCTTTCTCCATGTCAATTAATTTGGCAAATGCTGAAGGACAAGAATTTAGTGGAAGAGTTTACGATTTCAAATGGCAACACATACCTGTGGTATGTGGCGAGAGTGAAGAGGTAATGAGATACCTCAAAGATAATGATTTCGTATTAGACAGCATGTCAGTTGGTAAAGCTGGTTCATCTCCTGACGGAGAACCAGTTTACTTTGTGACATATTATTTAAATATAGATGAGACGGAATCTGTGTCAGCTATCACATCACCAAGTGGACATGAAACTTGTATGATGTATAGAAGTTTCGGTTTAAAGAAACCAGGTTCAAGAACATAAGAATTAGTCGTTGACGACAAATATGGTAGACAGACTGGACGAGGGTGCAATTCCCTCCAGCTCCACCATAAACACATTAGAGAAGGAAAGTAAATGCTAAAGTGGATTAAAAATGTATTTAATAATTTCTTGAAAAAGAGAGAAGGACATGTACCAGGTTATCTTGGTAGAGATTTGTCTAAACATAGAGTACATGCCACAAAGTATGAAGACCTTTGTAAATAGTGTGTTTATGATGGGGCTGATATAGGATTCGACAGATGTTGAGAAATTTGTAAGAGATTAATAGGTGGCAACCTTATATGCTAATTAAACGCAAACGATAATAACTTTGCATTAGCAGCTTAATAACTGCTTTGAGTTTTGTGGATTGTACTTCGAAACAGAAACAATCCACGCTTGACTAATAATAAAAAAAGTGATATATTACATACTATGAACTCAAAAGAATTTTCCCTAATAATAGAAAAGTTATACATAAAGAAAAAACCAATTTCTTATATGGACGCCATACTGGATTACTGTGGTGAAAATGAAGTGGAACCAGAGCAGGCAGGTAGAATGTTGACCAAGGCTCTGAAAGAAAAGATTGAACAAGAATGTATGAAAGCAAACATGCTAAAAGTCAAAGCGACAGGAAAGTTACCAGTATGAACATATCATTAATAGACAAAATGGGTAATGACCTTACAGTTGTAAATGCAGCTAGAGTGTCATTCAGTAAGAAGAAAGAAATCTTTGAAGAGAAAGACGAAAAACTAATTAAGTATCTAGCAGAGCATAATCATTGGTCACCATTTGGTCATGCCTCTATGCAATTTTTAATTAAAGCACCAATCTTTGTTGCAAGACAACTGGTAAAACACCAAGTTGGTTTGGTGTGGAATGAAGTTAGTCGTAGATATGTTGATGATACACCAGAATTCTATGTGCCATTTATGTGGCGAAACCGTGCCGAGAATAAAAAACAAGGCTCAGGTGATGAAGAAGTCGAATATGATATTACAGAATTTGTCAAACAGGCAAAGGAGTTATATACCGATATGCTTAAGAGTGACATAGCACCAGAGATGGCAAGAATGGTCTTACCACAAAACATGATGACAGAGTGGTACTGGTCTGGAACTCTATATGCATTTGCGAGAGTATGTAATTTAAGAAACAAAGACGATACACAAGAAGAAACGAGAATGATAACAGGACAAATGGCAAAGCATATGAAAGACCATTTTCCAATATGTACGAGGCATTTATTAGATGAAGAAGTATAAGGATAAGATAGACGATTTTTTTAAATGGGTTAAGGGAACAGAATTAGTCGAGATTGACGATATTGATGTAACCGAGGATCCTGTAAGACCTGAGCTGACCCTTGGCTTTCGTATCATGCACGGCAGAAAAATATTCGGCCTAAAGTATGAGAATGAAATTGAGGCAATAGTTTGTGTTGCATTATGTCCTGAAGTACCTTACACGGTTAGGGAAATGGATTATATGTCACAAGCTGCCAACCAAGATGGTCAGCGAGGCAAAATCGTTGTTGCTTATACTGTATGGTCAAGAAAACGAGGTGCTGGTAAGGAGATTATTCTAAAACTGAAAGAGTGGGCTATTAAAGAAAAGTTTGAAAGATTGGTCACACTATCACCATTGACACCAATGGCAACACATTTTCATATTAAGAATGGTGCCAAACAGGTGCATATAAATGATGAGACACAGAATTTTGAATATAAATTGTAATTATGTATGGTGGATTTGAAGTATATAAAGTTTATTTGTCGGTCAAGAACCACTTTACAACGAAGTCCTACGACTACGCTAAATATGGTGGAAAGGTAACAGTAAAACTAGAAACATTTACAAAACGACATGATAGGTACTTTTTTCATAAACTTTCTAAAAGATATAATGAACGAGAAATACTTGATTATTTTATCAGTAATTTTATTGTTGATAGTAATAAGTGGATTGGTAATCTTTTAAATAATGATGGACATGACAACTACATCTCTTGGAAGAAATATAAAGACAGTATTCAGTACAGTTTTAGAAGCGATTGTGTACTTATTAATGATGACCTCATTTCTCGTACTCTTCGGTTTGATGATGGTTTCAATGTTTCTAATGGACAGCATCCTAGAGTTTTACGATTATATTTGCAGAAAAAAATTAGTATCCAAAGTCTATATCAAATTGATAAAGTTATTGGATTTAGTAAAAGATGGTCTAAACAAATTGAGGAGAATGTTGTTTGGCCAAAAATAAATGATAAGTTAACAAAAATGGCTCCGTTTGTAAACTATAATATGACACAAGCGAAGTTAGTAATGAAAGAAGTATATAATGGA